TATGTTTGTTTGATTATACCCCCCACTACTGTAAAGTGTATCGCCTTGTTTAAATGTATTTTTCATATCGTTGTTTTTAATTATACTGCAATATAAAGATTATTTTACAATATAAAAAATATTTTATGTAAATAATTAGAAAATAATTGCTAACTAATTGATAATCAATGAGAAAAATTTATTCTTCTTCGTTAGGAGTATAGTAATTTATGTTGATTATTACAAAGAAAAAGATAATTTGTATGGTGTGTCGTAAATCATCGGCTATGTATTCCAATCCCTCAATATCTTCATTTGAGTAGTTTACACCTATCCCAAAACCCCTCATTACAGATATACTGACATCAAACATATTACAAAGGTACTAAAAAGGTATGTTATCTTTAATCACCTCAAACCTTTGAATGTCCTTATCTATTTCTTTATATACACCTCCGTTTTGAAAGTCGGGTGCAACCATAAAATCGCCTTGTTTACCATTCTCTTTTCTCTTTACTTTTTGAACATACACCTGAACACTATCACTTCCATATATAGTTTGCTGACCAAGATTCCTATAAACGGTTATACAATTATATGCCTTGTTAAAGAAGTCACTTGATTGAGAAATATCATAAGGATTTGGAACTCTATATTTACCATCTACACTTTCCATCTTTCTTGGGTGTGCTACTAAAAATAAATGAGTGTTTGTTTGTTGGCAAAATTGTGTTATCTCCGATAATAGTTTTCCAACATAAGTAAAATCTCGTTGTGCAGAATGGTCTAACATATTGTATGGATCAATCACACATATATTTACACCTTTTTGGAATACAAGTTGCTTAAAAGCATCTAAAATGCCTTTTAGGGTTAAGTTTTCGATGTCTATACGAACAAAGAAAAAGTGTTCCTCAATAAATGTTTTTGTATTGTTTAAATCTTGTGTTGTACATTCTTTTTCATTTACCTTATTTGCTAACCTTTTTATATGAGATTCATAAGGATAGCTTTCGGGTGAAAACATTGCTACTCTAAAGTTTTCTTGTAATGCAAGATTAACACATATTTGGTCGATGACATCTGACTTTCCTGCGTTTGGAATCCCTGTGCATACAGTCCATTCTCCGAAGCTAATGTTATAATACTCATTAGAGTTTCCCAATCGCACATTATAATTCTTGATTCCATTCTCGTTAAAGTTTAAAACACTATCCCAAATATCGTTAATATTTAGAACACCTTCAATAGGAAAGTTCTTTGCTTTACCAACAACTTCTCGAAGTTCACTTGCACCTTTGTTGATTAATATATCGTTGGCATCTTTATAATCGCCAAATTCAACATACTTACATCTACCTTGACCAAATCTTCTTGCAAGTTCACCTCGTAGTGATAACCCCGCTTGGTCGTTATCGGTACATAATATAATCTCGGTTTTATCCACAAAGTATTCCCAACAATTGTCAAGATACTCTAATCGTTGTGATCCTTTTGATGCACCATTAGGAACTGAACAAACACTATAAAGACCTGCTTCATGTAAAGACAAAGCATCTATTTCGCCCTCAACAATATAAATCTTGTCCATTTCCTTGATATTATCAAGACCATAAAAGATAAGTTCGGCATCTTTAAATAGTTTAAAGTTCTTTTGACCATCACGATATTTAATATTTATTAATTGCTTTTCACGATAGTAATTAAAGTTAATTGCAATTCTTTCTTTTTTGACTTGTGAAAAATACTCTATGGATTCGCTAATGTTCCAATTAACGATTGTGGTTTCGGATATTCCTCTTTTAGCAAACCACTTTAAAGTTTTTTCCGATAGTTCAGATTTAACCTCAATAGGTTTTACATATTCTTTTTTTGGTTGAAGATTTACATTACCACTATATCCACAATGATGACAATTGAATAAGCCTTTTGGTTCATTTATAGATAAGCACCTTTCAGTTTTCTTTTTTCTTGTACTACTGCACTTTGGACAAGTAGTGTGGAACTCACCAGTTTTAAAACCAATGTCTATTCCAAATTCTAAAAATTTATCTTTCATTAAAGTTTTCTTTATAATTATTCCTTTCAACTTCTAATTTATAAAAATTAAATGATTGCATACCAATAATATGAGCATCTGTTGGTACAAAATATTGCCAACCCTTTGACATACCTCTGTTGAGATAGTAGAAAAAGAAAACTGCTTTCTTTCCAGTATTCTTTTTAAATATTACTGAAGCTGTATGATCTGACATTGGAATAACCTCAACAACTTTAAATAATTCATTGTTAAAATTACCCTCACGATTCTTTTTAGAAAAGTTATCAGCAACAATTTCAGCTTTTGCTTTTAATTCTTTTACAAGTGATTTATTCATCGTTCATTTCTAAAAACTTCTCCAATGCACCAAGTGTTCTCCAAGCAGCTTTACCAAGATGTAATAATCCATCATCATCAACTGGTTCTTCTGTGTGGTCTATAAGATGTCTTACACAAGCATCTAATTCATCTTTAGATTTTTCCCTATCCCAATGAAGTGGTGTTCCTGGATTGTGTTGTTCATTTCCAACATAACTAACTTTAGAAACATATCTAATTGCTTTTGGAAAATATTTTAGAACTCCTGAAAAAACAGGAATTTCTTTTCTTTCTTTATGTTTATTCTTTTTACTCATATATTTATTTGTTTTAGATTCTTACCAAACTTGGCTTCGAATAGGTTAATGTATTTTAAACCATCTTTATTTTTCTTTCTTAATTTTAAAATGGTCAAAAAATTGTTTTTCCAAAAATCATCTGATCTAACTTTTTGGACTATGTAATAAACTTTTCTTGGTGAATATCCATCTAACCTTTCAAGTTTATCTATACAATCAAGCCAAGCACTTTTATCGGCTTGTGTTTTTGGTTGTGTTTGAATTGGAAATAACTCACAAATAGGTTCAAATGATTTTAAAACCATATCAGAATGTTTTCCCTTTTTATATTCTAATGTATTATTATTTATATTATTATATATATTATCCTGGTGAATATCTTCCATAGGGGGTGCATTTTTTTTCACTACCTCACGAAAATTTGTGATGTATATTTCACGGCTCTCTATTTCCTTTGAATTTTCTTTATATGTCATTTTTAATTTAATATATCCTGCACTTTTTAATTGACTAATCCAATCGGTTATTGACCTTGATTTTACACTATATAGATCAGCAAAATATTTATTTCTTGCAAAACAAAAACCTTTATCATTACATAGGGCGGTAATTTCGCCATACAATAATTTAGCATTTGCAGTCAAGTTTTGGTCATATCTGACAAATGCAGGTATGATAGCATAATAACTCTTTTTCATATTTAATTATAAATTCTCTGTAATGTTTTTTATTTCATTACAAAACTTTCTTAAACGATCATACATTAGTTGAACATCTTCGTTTGAAATTTCCTCATCTTGAAACTTTAAGAATAATGCTTCAATAAGTAAATCAAACTCAACCTTTGTAAGCGAACCAATGTAGGTATAGTTTTCAAAATCCTCAAAATTGTGAACAACAGTATAACGAATCCTTTGTTTAGATTCTGACCAGTAAACCATTTTATAACTCTGAATCATTGGGTTTAGATAAATAAAGGTCTATAATTTCAATAGTTTTATCATAGTCATTAGTCCAATGACATTCCCAATTCTCTTTTCTCAATCTTTCTAAAGCATCTTTTTGACTATCGGTTGGTTTGTTATATCCAATCTTTAGTTCAATGGCAAGACCGTATCTACCAGTTCCACCACCCCTAAATATTAATATATCAGGAACACCTGCTTTGCCACCTAAATACTTAAACTTAAATCTTTCAAATGGACTTCTTTTTCCTTCATTAGCAACATGAATTGCATAAACATTGGGGTATTGAAAAGCCAAATATTCCATTACACTATGTTGTAACTTGTCTTCTTTACTTAAATATTTATTAAATGGATTTGCCAACTTATCTATATTTTTTAAACATATTGCCTTTAAAGTTAAGTAATTATTTTGGGTTGATTTATTATATTCAAGCAAAAAATTAAATTGTTTCATTCCGTTTACAACAGTAGCATGGTTTAAATTAACCGATTTACCTAATTTTTCATACGTTGCACCTGGAACTAATTCTCTTGATAAACTGTAATACATACCCCTTGCATCGACATAAACTTGCATTCTTGTTTTTTTAGCAATGTCAATTTGAAAATAATCATTAACAATGTCTTTAATAATTTTTAAATCTTTCATTTTCTTTTTTTATAACCTTTTAAAATAATTGTACCATCTTTTTCAAATGAATCAGCTTGATACCCTGTAATAATGTTTTTTTCTTTATATAATTTCCAAAACTTCCAAGTGTTTTCAAATTCGTTTTTTGCATTTTCAAGAAAGACATTATCTAATTTATAAACCTCAACACCGTAAGGGTGATTCGTTTCACAAGCAATAAATCTAAAATTTGCAGGATCAACTCCTAACATTAAGCAATAAAAGTATGCCTGTAAGTGGTATTTTCTATTTATAATATCTTTTATAAAACCATTTGGCGAACTATCTTGACAAGTTTTAATGTCACTAATCCAATTATCACCTAAACAATCAGGTCTTACCCTAACAGGTATTCCTTCGTAAGAACCATAATGAGAAACTTCTATTTTGCCCTGACTGTAGAGTTGTGCTTTTTTACTTTTTGTAAAGTTATTATATACACCTCTTATTATGTTATCTTCTTCTTCATCTAAAGCAACTTTATCTTTGTTTTTTTCAATAAGTTTTGCCTTCAATTCTTTGTCATCTTTTTTTCTAAGATCAAGTTTAGGAAGAACATAATATTCTTTTTTAAAAGCCTCAATACCCTCATAACAAATCGTGTGTACGGCATTACCTCTTGTCATAAATTTAGTTTGAAATACGGGTTTGCGATTTAAATAATGCCAAACAGATGTTTGTGCCATATACTTAATACTACTCGCTGATATTGATTCTTTGGAATGATAGTCCTTTATATTATCATTTTTTATCTCTAAGTTTTCTAATTTCATTTTTTAGTTTTTTATTTTCTTCTTTTAATTCTTTGTTTTTTTCTTCTTCTTCTTTTAGCTTTTTATCGTAGTTAGCTAAAACATTGTGATATAACATGTGTTCATTCATAATATAGTATTAAAAAAGGGGGTGATTAAACCCCCCTTAAAGTTAAAATGGTAAGTCATCATCTTGCTCTGCTCTCACAGGTATAGATTCAGTTTTGACTTCCTTTTTTGGATAAGGCTCTTGAATACTTAATGATAAGTATTTTTCGCCCTTAACATTGGTTTTTACCCAAGCACTTAACTCTTTGTTTTTACCATCGATTTTAGCATCACCTCTATAATCAGGGTGATTGTCAGTAGTTTTAAAAGAGTTTTTGTTTAGTTGCCCAGTACCATCTTTACGTACAAATTCTTCTGCCATAATTTTTAAATTTCGTTTATTGTAACAGAACTTGTTGCTCTGCTTTCATTAATAGTTTGTCCTGATGCTGAATTTGCATCATCATCTTTAGTTCTAATTCCAAGCAAACCCTGTAAAGTATATCTTCTAAAATATGTAATAACACTTCCAAGTTTTTGTGGATCAGACATAGGTTGTAATTCTAAACTTGATGATTTAGAATCCCCTGTATCAACACAAGTAAGAATGGTAAAAACTTTACCATCTCTCATTGGTTGTTCAATTGCAACTTTATATTTATTTAAAAGTGGCTGCAACTGTTCTAACATCGCATTGATGTCTGCATAATTAGATTTAAAATAAGGGTTTTTAGCATCTTTAATAATAGCTTCAATCTCATTTTGAATTCTAAATATTTTAAGATTGATACTCCAATTTGGAAAATCCATCTTTTTACTAACAACTTTTTTAGGAGTTGTTTTCGATTTCTCGGTACTCATTTTTTATAGTTTCTAAATTAAATTCTAATTCAATAAGATTCTTTATATCCTTAACAGTTAATGTATCAGGGTTTTGAATCTTTGAATTCAATGTAGGTAAAGTCATTTCTAACTTTTCCAACACATCTTTCTTTTTAAGACCTAATCGCCTTAAATCATCAATAAATTCTATTTCGAACTCACTGATAAATGTTTGTATTTTATCCATAGATTACCATTTATCTAAAGGACATTTAGATGAAGGGGAAAGTGTCTTTGGTGGTATTGCACAACCACAACCGTTTTTTATTTCTTTAGTTTTAACATTTACCCCCTGTTTTGTTGGGTTGCATATATGACCACTTCTAATATCACAAATATCGCAAATAAGTAATCTCATCTTTGACATTTGTTTTATTTTAGGATCAACTAATTTAAATTGACTTAATGCCCAATTTCCCCAACCTTCTAAAATATTCTTTAGTAACATTGTGGTAAAGTTAAAAATATTTTCATTAATAAAAAATTTTATTCAAATTTATATAGATCATAAGTTACTTTATCATCATCTTGATTAGGAATATGCATCACAATTCTATATTCATTTTGCTTTACATCAAACTCCATTTCATCAATAATAGCACTTACTGGTTCTTGTAAAACTGTAGTTCCAAAGTTTACCCATAGCTTATGATAAAAATAAATTGGCACAACATCAGAATCATCTTTGTAAAAAGAACCCTCATATCGTTTTAAAGGTTCTCTAAAATCGTTTATTATTTCTTGTAGGACACACTTATCTAAAGTATTAGCGTTAAATAATGAATTTGGTCTGTCTTTACGACCATAAGTAAATTCTATTGAAGCAACATTTAACGAATCAAGTTGATTTGAAAGTATTGTTTCTTTTTGTTTGTATTCACCACTAATATTAGTTTCATCATCAATTTGTTGTACAATACCATCAACTAAAGCAAATATACCACCCCTTCTTTTTGTATGAATGGATTTTATTGCATTAGCTTTTTGT